GCTTTAAAGCATTTCCAGCAGAATTACTAACTTGCAATGCAAAAACACCAGAACCAATTTCACCTATACCATCATTAAATGAGCCTCTTGCATCTGTGCTAATATTTATATCTAAAGTGCCTATAGGAGTAACTCCAATACCAATTTTAGATGCAAATGTAGCATTTTGACTTGCATCTAATTTTAACGCTTGTGTTGCTCCATTTGTCCTTACATAAAAAATTTTATTTGTATCAAAATACATATCCCCGAGTGCAGTAGAGTCATTATAATACTCTATTGTACCACCACCACTTGAGCCAGATAATCTCATTTCTGCATATCCAGAAGAAGCATCCAAATGAACTAACTTTTGGGGAGAGCTAGTTCCAATACCTACCCTGTCATCATCTGTAATATGTAATGTTTGCACATTATTTGAACCTAAAGAAAGTGTACTGCTTGTTCGAGTAACAACTTGAGAGGCAGAAGCACTAAACTCTATTTGACCAACTAAGCTATCACTTGAATCTGTATATAAAGTATTTGTTGCTCCAGATAAAGATTGAAACTTTGCAACATCAATTGCACCTTTTACATGAAGTCTTGCATCTATTGTATCTGAACCAGTTCCAATACCAACATTACCATCTGATGAAATTCTCATACGTTCAGCGTAAGAATCATTATTATTTGTTTTAAATATTAAATGACCAGACCTATTAGGAGAGTTACTAAAGTCTTCTGTTCTCCCAGCTAATATTCCACCAGCAGTTGCTCCGTTATGTAAAAATCTAATTCCTACTGTTTCATCTGTAGAACCACCACCAGAACTATTATCAATAAACATTTCAGTTAATCCAGCATTTGTGGCTTTTGAAATGTGGAGAGGTACTGATGGCGATATGCCTATACCAACGCCTGTAGAATTAACAATCATTCTATCACTTCCAGAAGTAGCAAACTTTAATACTCCACTACCACTTTCTGCATTAAGTGTATGTGTGTCACCAGCACTTGTTGTCGTTGATGCTGTCATTGTAAGATGCCTTAAATCAGAAGCATCATTTCCACTTCCACCACCTTCAAAATAAGTTCCTGTATCTCCACTTAATTCAACTTCCAAAGGAACGCTGGGATGGTTACATCCAATACCAACCAAGCCTGACTTTATATTAAGTACAGGACTTAATCCACCAGAGCCATCACTTAGACTTAATGAATTGTTACTTGCATCATTAAATATTATAGCTCTAGCATTCGCACCTTCTCTAAATATAATCTCTGCGTCTTTATCAGCAGAGGCTCTAAGGTCTAACATTACACCATGACTTGAACTTGTTGTTTCAAGTATTACATGACCAGCTCCACTTGAATTTGAAATGTGTAAGCTTGTTGGAGATGATGTTAAATAACCAGCACTTGCATGGTCTCCCCAGTTATATGCTGTTTGCCATGCAGATACATTTAAATGATTAAACGAAGTCTTATTACTATCTGTAAACCTTACCTGTGGAGTATTAATCCTAGTTGTAAACGTAGGATCACTTACATCTGCCTTAGTATCTAAATCAGTACTAGTTAATAATCTTTTATAAGTTGCCATTTTTAGATTGTTCCTTGGCTTGTTCTTTCTCGAATGCGTTAGTTAGCTTTTCTAAAAGTTTTGAAAATAAAATAGCATCTTCGCCTTTAATCTGACAGCCATTCAACGCTAGTATTATTATGTGTAGATTTTGTAAATCCAATTCAACTTTCAAGGTTTCTCCTATGTATTTCGCCTACTTTTTGTATTACTAAATAAGCTTGTTCAATTTCATGCCCCTCAAATGTTGACCTACTCAACAATTTTAATATAAAATCTGTGTCCCTAACCCCCAGACTAACTGGGGGCTTTGGAACGCTTGTTACTTCTTTGTTTTTGCTATACTTAGACAATTAAGCTGTCCTCAAGTACATTTCAGCATTAGAAGAGTCAAAGACTACTCCACCAATTGGTGCTTCTACATCAGAACTTGAAGGAGCTCCAGCTTTATTTACGTTTATCATTAGTGCTGTAGATGCTGAAGGAAAAGCTGAGCTAGAATCATCAGAACCAACTGCCCATGCACCTTTAGATTCGTCCCAGAATAAATGCTTATACTGGTCTCCAGTAGCATCTGCTCTGTTAGCTACAATACCAGTATCAACTGCTGTAGAACCTGATAAGTCAGAGTTTAACAACATTGTGTTGTCAGCAATTTCTAATGTTTCAGTAGCTGTAGTAATTGTTTTACCACTTACTGTTAAGTCACCAGCGATGGCTAAGTTTCCAGATATGTTTGTGATTGCCTGTGTTGCTTCAACTGCTAAGACACCAGAACTGTGAGATAGACCTGTACCAGCTACGCTTGCATCCAAAGCAAAAGAAATAGTCTCATCTGAAGATTGATCTACTGTAAAGTCTCCTCCACCAGATAAACCATTACCAGCAGATAATGTAATAGTGTTATCATTTGGATCTGGAACACTAGCCCATTCAGCTCCACCACCATCACATCTTAAAAATTGACCAGAAGAACCAGAACTGGCGTTACCATTTCTGTCTCTAAACATAGTGTTTGTAATTGCACCATCTGCTATATGAGTATGGTCTACAGCATCTGACGCAATGTTTAAGGTTAATGCTAAGTTTGAAGTACCATCAAAGGTTTGTATTCCAGAAGTCGTTATGTCTCCTGTAGCACTAATACTTCTAGCTGTAGTTAGCTTATTAGCTTCTAATGACCTAGCCGAAGTTTGAGCAATGTTATTGCTTGTAGTTTCGACTACTATCTTTTTATATGTTGCCATATGTTACTCTCCTATTGTTGTTATATTGCCATGTAAATATGGCCATTAATATTCACCAAATCTCCAGCCGAAGGATTTGTTGGTGCATTGCTCACATCTTTTAACCTTATTGTACCATCTTCTTTTAGATTAAGTAATGTGTTTGAACCAGATTTAAGGTTCAATTCTGTTTGATTACTTGATATGTTGCCATCTGTACTAAACAATGTATTTCCTGTTATAGTACCTGTACTTGTTAAGTCCCCTGCTATATCAACTGCAGTTGTACTTAAAAACAATGGACTTTGTACTCCATCCCCATCAAATACACGTTTAGATGAGCTTTCTAATCCTTGGTTGGGACTGTTAGCATCAAGTATTGTTAATAAATCTTTATAGCTATTTGCTATTTGTAAATTCCTTAAACCTGCCATTATATGCTCCTCATTACAACTGGTTCTGGTTTAACAATTTCTCTAACATTTGCAACCGTTCTACGAACTATAATAGGCACTCTTGGCTCCCACAAACCATTGTCATTTTGCCCAAATTTTGTGTCAGAACCACCCCATATGGTAGGCCCATATGTAGATTTAATTCTTCTAACGTTTCCTATTTCTCTTTTAGCCATTAATATTCTGCTCCAATAATTACAATGCTACTACCATCAAAATGTTTGTTAGCTGATTTCTTTGCTTCTCGAACTATTTCTTCAAACTGACCTCTGAAATATTGAGCTAATGCTAATTGTTCTGGTTTTCTGTCGTATCCCATTTGTATAACTTTAAATGCTAATGCTTCATGAAACTCATCAGGTAGTACTGGAGATTCCAACATACCAATACCATTATCTGTAGAATCTTCAGGTAAAAATTCTTCATCTTCTTTTGTACAAAATATGGTAACTACATCAGCATCTACTGTTGGACTTGTATATGTTTTATTATCTGAAGTTTCTGCAACAGCAATAGACTCTCTATCCAGCCAGTATACTTTCATGTTAAATCTCTCTCATCTGGAACGCCTATTAATCGTTTTATAGATTTACCATTGTAATCCACAGAAGTGACTTCAATAACTTTTGAGTCTAATCCGTAATATCTTCTACCTGCTTCTGTGTCAAACTGAAATGCACCTTTAAGAATTCCAGTTCTTCTGCAAAATTCTTTCATTGCATTGTTTAGTCGTAAGCGTATTTCACCCTCTTTCATTTCAGGATGATGTAGCTGTATTAATTCATGTAATTGTTGTTGTGTCATTGTATACCACCTAATCTTTGTAATTCTGCTTGGTATAACCCTTGCAACGTATCTAACTGCATTTTTAAACCTTGTGCTATTTCAACATCTTCTTCAAGCATTGCACTATCTATTTCTTTTGTTAGTTGTTTAACACAAGCTCCTAACACAACTGCATATTCTGCAGTATCAGGAAATCCACTAATAGAGCTATCTGTACCTTGAACAGTAGGCTCTGCTATAAACTTAACGACTGCTTTTTCATCTCCTGTTGGATCTGGTTTTGCAAAAATATTTCCACCATCATAATAATATACAGGTGATCGTGTAGCAGAAAAATGTATAGACCCTGAGTCTACTACTTGATTTTGCAATCCCAATTCTACTTCTTGAGCTGTGTAACCAGCTCTTAATACACCTAACACTCTTTTGTTTTGTGAGTCAAATCCATTTGCATCAGCTATTTCAGTTTCACTAGCATATCTAATTAAATCCGTAATAGGCATTGCTTGTAATACTTCACTAGCAGTAGCTGTTAAGAATTCATCTGTAACATTAGTATTTATTAGTTCGTTTGCTTTTGCGTTAAATGTTGCCATGTTTTATTCTTTTATCAACAGGGGAGCATAACACTCCCCCATTGATTTTTATCTACGTTACGCTGTTATTGTAAACAACTTGTGAGATTCAATTAACTGAATACCTACACCTTCGTCAGACATATACTGATCTTTCACGCCATCAAAAGCATTATCTTGCTTAATGTTAGCTTGATAAACCATAGGTCTATACTGAGCATGGAATAAGTTTTCGTCACTTACGACAAGCATATGCTTATTGTAAGGCCCACGTAAAGCAGGAGTTGGTATCAACTGTAACATTCCATGAGGTGTTTCAAGAACTCTGTAGTTAAAACCAAGAGCGTCTCTCTTCATATCACCAATGTTAACTGTCCATCCAGAATTGGAAGACATAACGTTGCTACCACTAGCACTAGCCATTTTTGACCAGTACCCTAGAGCTCCAGCACCACAGAATGCACGTTTCACACCTGATTCTGGTACATACTGGAATACTTTTTCCATGTCATCTACAAAGTTTGCATAGGAGTATGAGTTACCTACTACAAATTTGTTTTGATCATCGCCAGACGCATAGCCATAGTCTTCTAGAGCAGGAATAATTCCGTAAGTTGTACGAACAATATTTCCATCTCCATCTACACGCCCACCATCAGCAAAAGAATCTCCAGATCCAGAAAGACCTGTTCCACCAATTCTTTTACCAAATAAGAAAGCTTTTTCTTTTTGCATCTTGTGCTCTTCAGCTTTCATTCTACGTAGACGAGCAAGTTCGCTTGATTCTCCTCTGAGAACTGCGGCCTCTAAAGTTCCAGTAATTTGTAATGGAGTTTTGAAAATCTGACAAGAATTCCAAACTGTGGTAAGCTCATCACTCCAAGCTTCAGGAGCTGAAGAACCTTCACCACGTGCATTACCAATTACTAAACATACGTCATCATCTTCTACAGCAAATTCACCACTTAGTGAGACTACAGTTGGTGCACCTGATGATACTGACTTAACTAAGGCTATACCTTTCTTAGCAGAATAGTCATCTTTCCAGACTTCTAACTGTAGTCCTACGTAAGAACTATCAGCTACACTTGCTAAGTTTTTAATTCCATCAATAGCTATTTCAATACCTGCATCGTTATCAGGGATTGTATATCCATCTCCGTTATTTACTGCAAACTCTTGTTTCACCCAAGGATTTCTATGCTCAAACATCTTAAAAAGAGGGTCTGCGACATTACGAGATTCTTGGTTTGAAATAAGAGTCGTGAAAGGTGCTACATCAGTCCAAAGCTCTTTAGTTACTTGTGGATCAAGGTAGAAATCTCTACGATCCTTATAAAGAACAGAAGACGCACCACCATTATAGAGTTGTTTCTCTGTTGCCATTTGTGACTCCAATCATCATTTATTTATTATATCCTTTTCAGTAACGCATCACTAAACAATTGCTCTTCACCTCTTGGCTGTTCTGCTGTTCCTGATTGCACTACTGCTGGTTTAGGAACTGACAATCGCTCTGCCTCGTTTTGCATTTGTTGTGCTTTTTGTTGCACTACTGGATTAGGATTGCTTCTTAACTCAAATAGTTTAGCTAAATTATCTAGAGTAAGATTATCAGGATTACTTGCCCATTGCACAAATTCAGATGATTTGGATTGATCCCAACCATAACTGTTTGTTGCATGACTATAAGCCTGTTGCCTCATCATATCGTCTTGCTGTCGTGCCATCTGCTCTTGATATTGAGCTTTCATCTGTTCTTCACGTTGCGTTTCTCTGTCTTGCAAGTATTCTAATCTATCATCACGATACTTTTCTCTAGCTAAACGATACTTAAACGATTCACTATTTGGATCGCTATAAGCATCTATCTCGTTGTAACTAACTGGTCTCTCTGGTGCGACTGGCTCCTTCAATGAAGGCTCTTGCAATCCTTGTTCAGGGTATGCTTGAGATTGTTCATTGGAGGGTTCGGTATTCTGTCCTTGATTTCTGTAGTAATCTACTTCTTGTCTTAGAGCGTTCAACTCACCCTTGGCTTTGTCTGCTTGTGACTGCCAGTACTCGAAACGAGTTTGGTCTTCTTTTGGCGAAGCGACCACCTCGCTGGGTTCAGTAATTGTACTCGGTGCTTGTGGCACTTGCTCAACTTGAATACCAGGATTTTCTATTTGTGTCCCTACAGTCTCTTGTGGAGCTTGGTCAGCATTACGTACTTCCAAAATTTGATCTGTTTCCATTTGTTGTTTTTCCTTTACGATTTGTTATTATCAGCAATCGCTCTCTTCAATTCTTTTTTACAAATCCAGTTTCATAATCAAACTGTAAAGGATTTGTTAAGCTACTTAGCTCATCTACTCCCCACATAACTGGATCATTGTCAGGGTTGCCTATAGTTTGTTGTATATTTTGGTAGCCATAATCCATACTGCTTCTAGGATCTTGAGCTTCTTCCCATTCACTCTTTCCTGAATATGGATTATAAATTGGACTAACACCTTCTGCTTCGTAGCCTTGTCCATATTTTCCTGCTCTCATCGCTCCAGACACAACTGGCATTTCAGCTAATGGCTCATTGTTTTCTGCAACTCCTTGCCCATATTGACCTCTGTAATCATCCATAGATGAGGCAGTAAGAGGCCCCATTTTTCCATCTACTTTTAGCATTTCACCATTTTTATCTCTGAATCCAAGGCTGTTTAACATAGTCTGCATACTCTTGACGCCTTCGCTATTTAATTTTGAAGGGTCTTTCATAAATCTATCCAACATTAATCTTTGATTTACAGCTTCTGGTTCTTTTGGATCAACAGATGCTGGTGAACTTGCTGTATACTCTTCTGCTCCTTGCTTATTAGCAGGTAGCAATTCTGTAGTAGCGTCTGTAAACATAGGGGTAGCTCTTCTATCTATTCCGTAATCTCCATGTTTTCCACTAGCCATAAGGTCACGTTGTCTGTCCATTTCTGGCATATTGCTCTGCCTATGATAGTCTAATAACTCTTGAGCTTGTGGCGTAATATTTCCAGAAGCCTCTTGTGCCATTGCTTGTTGCAAGGGAGATGTACCATAATATTGTCTACCAATATTTGGGTTAGACATCTTATTTATAAATCCTGA